ATGTGGTAGTAGCTACTTTACGTTCACGAGGTATCGATACATATACTACTGATGATGGTCCAGTATATGAGGTATCGGGATTAACTGCGGTTACTATGGATTGTACGGGAAATTACTCGGACGTTAATACTAACCCTTTCTCTACATTTGGACTTTCAGCAACAACTGCTGATGGAGATAACTTCTTTTTCCAAACATCCTTTAACGTATCTAATTCAAATTACTTATCAAAGGTATTTGGAAAATCGAATTTTGCAAAACCAAAATCCGAAGTACCTTTATTCGTAGAAGAAGAATATTATAACTTATTAAATACAGGTTACAGATTAGGTCGTGTTCGTGGTTTGAATTGTACACTAACTGATTTACCAAGTGCTAGACAAGATTTAGGAACTAATACAAGTATTGGTTGGTATCTGGAACAATATCAGACACCTGAAACACCATATTTTGTTTCTGAACTAAGAGGTAACCAAGTTTATAATATGTTTAAAGTTATAACCATATCTGACGGTAATGCAGCAAACAGAGAGGTTAAAGTATCAATTATGAATATCTCATTTAATAATGGGACGTTTGATGTTGTAGTACGTGATTTCTTCGATACAGATGCAAATCCTGTAGTTTTAGAGAAATTTACTAACTGTACTATGGATATCAACCAAAATAGTTTTGTAGCTAAGAAAATTGGTACATCCAATGGTGAATTTGAATTAAGGTCAAGATTCATAATGTTAGAAATGAATGAAGATGCACCTATGGATTCACTACCTTGTGGGTTTAGAGGATATCAAACTAGACAGTATTCAGGAGTTAAATCACCATTCTTAGAATATAAAACAAAATATGACACACCAGGTGAAGTTATTTGGAACCCACCATTTGGTGCTGCTTCAGGTACGGACAATGAAACAAGAAGTTCAGGTGATAGAGTAAGAAGAACATACTTAGGTGTTTCCAACACTGCTGGTATAGATGTAGATTTCTTATCATATAAAGGAAAACAAAATCCTACCAATTTGAGTACTGCTACTGATTCTCAACCATGGTCTTACCTAACTAAAGGTTACCATATGGATTCAGGAGCGACTGTAATAACGATTTCATCTAATTATGTTACTTCAGGTGAAACAGCTTTTGAAGTAGGTGATGCTAGTTTTGACCAAGAACCTCAAAATGAAAGTAACCCATATTACAGATTAAACGCACGTAAGTTCACTGTAGTACCATCAGGAGGTTTTGATGGATGGGACATATATAGAGAATATAGAACTAACGGAGATAGATACCAATTAGGAGCGGCAGGTTTTAGAGCAGGAGCTGCACCTTCAATAAATTACCCAACTGCAACAGGGTGGGGAGCGTTTAAACAAATTGTTGGTCCAGACAAATTAACTTGGGCAAACACTGATTATTACGCATACCTATGGGGTCAGTACACATTCAATAATCCCGAATCAGTTAACATTAACGTGTTCACTACATCTGGTATTGATTATGTTAATAACTCAAATTTAGTTGAGTCGGCAATTGACATGATTGAACAGGACAGAGCGGATTCAGTTTATATTTGTACAACACCTGATTATCAGATGTTTACACCTTCTTTAGGGAATTTCGATACAGACTTCATTTATCCTGAAGAGGCGGTAGATAATTTAGAGGATACAGGAATTGACTCTAACTACACTGCAACTTATTATCCATGGATTCTTACAAGAGATACGGTTAATAATACACAGATTTATCTTCCACCAACAGGTGAGGTTGTTAGAAACTTAGCTTTAACAGATAATATTGCTTTCCCATGGTTCGCATCGGCGGGTTATACAAGAGGTTTAGTAAATTCTGTAAAAGCACGTAAAAAACTAACACAAGAAGATAGAGACACACTTTATCAAGGTAGATTAAACCCAATTGCAACCTTCTCTGATGTCGGTACAGTTATTTGGGGTAACAAAACTTTACAGATTAAAGAATCTGCACTTGATAGAATAAATGTTAGAAGATTATTACTACAAGCACGTAAGTTAATTTCGGCAGTAGCGGTAAGATTGTTATTCGAACAAAACGATGAACAAGTTAGGCAAGAGTTCTTAGACTCAGTTAATCCTATATTAGATAGTATTAGAAGAGACAGAGGTTTGATTGACTTTAGAGTTACAGTTTCAAACACACCTGAAGATTTAGACTCTAATACGTTAACAGGTAAAATTTACTTGAAACCAACAAGAGCACTTGAATTTATAGATATTGAATTCTTGATTACTCCTACAGGAGCATCTTTTGAAGATATTTAATAACTAACTATATTTATATTAAGGAGGAGGGTTAATTCCCTCCTCTTAGCCAATTAAACGTTTAAACAAAAATAAAATGGAATTCAAGAAAAAAACACTTAACGAGTCGTTAAACGTAAAGTCTGACGGAAAAAAGTCTTTTTCTAAAAAACCTCAGAATATTGTAATATCTGAGTCACAACTAGAAAGACTAATGGTAAAAATTAATAAAAAAAACTAAGTAGAGAAATGAGTTTAAATAAGGTTATTAGAGAATTTTATCACGAAAAAAAATTACAAGAAGGGTTTGACCCTGAAGGTAATCCTGATTTAAAGTATTATGCTTTTGATTGGGACGATAATATTGCTACTATGCCAACACAAATTATACTTTTGTCCGATGAAGACGAAGAGGTAGGAATGTCAACAGAAGATTTTGCGGACTATAGGGGTATGATTGGTAAAGAACCTTTTGAATATAAAAGTAAAATGATTGTGGGGTATGCCGATGACCCTTATAGAAATTTCGGAGTTAAAGGTGACAATGCCTTTATAGTCGATTCCCTATTAGCGAAACCAGGACCATCATGGAATGATTTTGTTGAAGCAATAAACGGGGGGTCAATTTTTTCAATAATCACTGCAAGAGGTCATACACCATCGGTATTACGTGAAGCGATTTATAATATGATAGTGACTAACCATAACGGTATTAGTAAGGAGTCTTTAATTGACAATCTTAAAAAGTATCGTAATATGTCGGGTGATGAAGAAAAGGATTCGTCCATAATGATTAATGATTATTTGGATTTAAATAAATACCATCCTGTAACATATGGTGAAGGTAACGCGGCGGACCCTGAGGAGGGTAAAATTAAAGCGTTAAGGAGTTTTATTGCGTATGTTAAAGAAATGAGTGAGAGAATTGGTAAAAAAGCCTTTCTTAAGAATGATATAAAAAATAATTTCATACCAATGATTGGGTTTTCTGATGACGACCCAGGCAATGTAGAAAAGATTAAAGCATTTTTAGATAAAGAATATAAAGATAAACCAGTTAAAATGTATTTAACTAAAGGAGGAGATAAAAAAGAAGTATAATTATTATTATATTTTATTTGCTCTAGTAGATTACTGAAAAAAAAATAAAAGTAAATAGAAAAACTTTTAAACTGGATATTTATAATTAAATAAACTAAAGAAATATAAAACCAAAATACAATGGCAGACTTATTAATGAAAATGCCCGTTCCCTATGAACCAAAAAGGAAGAACCGATTTATACTATCGTTTCCATCTTCATTGGGTATTAATTCTTGGTATGTTGAGTCTACATCAAGACCTAACATCCAAATCGGGTCAACAGAGATTCCTTTTTTAAACACCTCTACATACGTAGCGGGTAGATTCGTGTGGAACACGATAAACGTTACATTCCGTGACCCAATTGGACCATCAGCGTCACAAGCGTTAATGGAGTGGGTTAGATTACATTCAGAGTCCGTAACAGGACGTATGGGATATGCTGCAGGTTATAAGAAAGACTTAGACCTAGAGATGTTAGACCCAACAGGTGTGGCGGTTGAAAAATGGATTCTACAAGGAACATTTTTAACTGATGTTAATTTCGATAGTTTAGGATATAGTGATGATGCGTTAGCTACAATTACTGCTACATTACGTCCTGATAGATGTATTTTGGTATACTAATATAAAACAAGTATTGATAATAAACCAATCAATTGTATATTTAAAACCATAGGGGTCATTGAACTTCTATGGTTTTTTATTTAAATAAACTATTATGGACCAAGGAAAACAATACGGACAAGCAAATATGAACTTACCACATGATGTGGTACCATTACCATCACAAGGTATTTTTTACACTAATAAGAAAAAATCACTTAAAGTCGGTTATTTAACCGCTCAGGATGAAAACTTATTACTATCTAATTCAGGAAGTAAAAACTTAGTGATGACATTACTAAAAAATAAAATTTACGAACCTGATTTTAATGTTAACGAATTATTGGATGGAGACGCTGAAGCTATCTTAATATTTTTAAGAAATACTGCGTTTGGTTCTGAATATAACTTTGTATTAAAAGACCCAAAAACAGGTAAAGATTTTGAAACTAATGTAGCTTTAGATGAGTTAAACATTGAAAAACCTAAAATAAAACCTAATGAAAAAGGTTTATTTGAATTTAATTTACCAAAAACGGGTGTCAATGTCGTATGTCGACTTTTAAATATTCAAGACACTAATGAGTTATCTGAATTACCTGATTTATACCCTAACGGAGTAACTGTACCCCTTGTTACTAAACGGTTAGAAAAAATAGTAGTTTCTATTGACGGTGATGAAAACAGAGAAAAAATATCAACATTTATAAGTACGCTACCTATTATGGATTCAAAATTTATTAGAAACACAATGAAAGATTGTGAACCTAAGTTGGACCTTAATAGAACTACTACAGCCCCGTCAGGAGAAAAAGTGACTATGCGTATCACTTTTGGGGCAGAGTTTTTTCGTCCTTTCTTCTAACTATAGGAAAATTATGCTCGATGAGTTCTATTATCTAAGTAAACATGTTAATATGTCTTACTCAGACCTACAATTAATGCCCACCTTTGAAAGAAAGTTTTTTATTGATAAACTTTCAACTGAATTCCAAGAAAAAAACGAACAGATAGAAAAACAACGACAGAAATCTAGATAAACGATATTTATAATAAAAGATATTTTATATGTTTATGTTTGACGATAAAGAGAATATGGAGAAGATTACGGGTAATATTGCCAGTAATATTAAAATGGCTGATATTTCTCTTATCAAGTTCACTGAAAATCTTAAAAATAGTTTAACCGATATACGAGGAGTTATTAACTCCGTAGCCGCTTATAATACTGCAGCGGCGAATACAGCTAGAGAGGTTATGGGGTCTACAAGGGTTGTTGGTAACGCCATACAAAAAGCGTCCGCCGCCGCAGCAGAAAATACTTTATTAGTTGGAAAAGGTGTTGAAGATAATATTAAATTATATGGGGCCCTAAATGAGTCCATGATGAGATTAACATTTTTCTCTGACAAACAAATTGAGGCGTTTCAAATCTTAGGTTTTACCGCTAATATGTCTGCCGCGGAATTAGCTACTATGGCCACCTCATTTGATACATTAGGTTATACAACCGACAAAACATTGGAAACAATGGAAGGTATGACAAAACAAGCTCGGTCATATGGTTTAAATGTCTCAGAATTTATGGGTGGTGTTAACAAGAATTTAAAGTTAATGACATCATATAATTTTAAAGATGGTGTGAAAGGTCTTTCTAATATGGTTGCACAAGCTCAAGCTTTAAGAATTGATATGAGTACAACTGTTAATTTAGCTGATAAATTAATGTCCCCTGAAGCTGCGATTGAAACCGCGGCAGGTTTCCAAATGTTAGGTGGTGCCATTGGTAAACTAGGAGACCCATTCCAGTTACTTCACATGGCTCAAACGGATATGGAAGGTCTACAAGATAGTGTTGTTGGTATGGCCGCAGCATCAGTGAGTTTTAACGAAGAAACGGGTGAATTTGATATCCCTGTGACTGAGATGTATCGACTTAGAGAGGCTGCTGATTTAGCAGGAATGGGTTACCAAGAGATGACCGAATTAGCTATGAAGGCGGCTCAAAAAAATAAGAAATTAGATATATTAGGTAATCTTAGTGGTGTAAGTGATGAGCAAAAAGAGTTAATTTCTAATCTTGGTAAGATTAATAAAGACGGTAATATTGATATTACTATGCCTGATGGGACACTTAGACAAATTGGTCAAGGTTTCAATGATATGACAGCCAATGATTACACGGCATTAGAAAAAGTTGTAGCTAAAGATGCGATGAATGAACTAGATGTTGCTAAAAAATCGATGGGTTATCTCAATGAAATAGCCGCTGCTCAATCAGTTCTAACGAATATGACTAGACTACAATTAGCACAAGGTGACGGTTTTACAGATATCGCGGAAGGTTTAGTAACGTCTAGTACCAATGTAATTGACTCTCTTAAAGGTGAGAACGAAGAAGGTGAAAGAGGTAAAGGAAGAAGGGCACAAGAATTTTTTCAAATACCTGATAAAGTTGTCGAAGCGTTTTCTTTGGGATTAAGTCAATTAAAAGTGAGTGAAGAACAGGCCGATAAATTTGCGGACGCGGCGTATGGATTTATTCAAAAGGCGTTCGATATGGCGGCTATAGAATTTGGGAAATTTGATTTTGAAGGGGATGTTATGAAAAAAATTGAAGACCTTTTTCCTAGTTCGACCGCAACACCTACTGACCGTTCAAATAATACGGAGGTTCAACCTGTTACAGGTGAGGGTAATACAAATGAAAATAATGAGGGTGGGGAAGGTGCCACACCCACTCAACGTGATAATTTCTCTGTGAATAATTTAAATACTTCAAGTCTTAACATTAATGAACCAACTACGAGTACCATCGCATCTAATTCTAACCTTAATGTGAGTGGTGAAGTTAATTTAAAACTTGATAATATGCCGACTAATTCGGTTATGACTAAGGAGGAGTTTGCTAGATACTTAATTAATAATCCAGACGCAATAGCCGCAATCAGTTCTCAACTACTTAATAAAGAAGGAACGTATGGTGGGTCTGTAACGGGTGACAGGGTATAGTATAATATTGGTGGGGTATCTTTGTATAAATCTATTCTTTTAGTTTACACAAAATTATGTTACCATCTATTTATCTAAAAAGAATATATAAATGTCATTAAGTCCATTATCATTTGATTCTACTGAAAATTTTAGAAAAAAATTATTAGTAAAAAATCTACAACCATATAATAGTGATGGTTTTACTCCTGCGTCACAACCAGGGCAAAGCGAAGTTATTATAAATGATATTGGTGTTATTGACTCTCAAGAGGTAGAGGTGATTGGTTCTGATGAAGGAAACTACGCTTATGTTAAAAACCAATATGGGCCTGAAGGTGGTTTTGGTGAGCCGAAATCTATTGATGACATTACTTTTATAAATTCTGTAACTAGTTTTAGTAATACTTTAAATTTAGATATGGGTCAAGGAATACCCGCCTTAGTCGGTAAAAGTCCATATAATACTTTTATTGCGTCATCATACAATCCATTTATATTATTAACAAGTCAAAACCCTCAAGGAGATAACGGTTCTCTATCTCAAGATTCTGATTTAGCGAGAATTGCTGCGGAATCACTTAAGACTGAGTTTGAATATCGAATAGCCGAAGAAACATATCAACAAACTATAGGTAGAGTAAACGCGATAGATGCGTTAACAGACCCATTTGATTTACTCGGTATCGTCACAGGTAATAAATCTATTATTGAGAGAGATTGGAAAATTTCAGTACCTAAGAGTTTAATTGGTAAAGGTTTAGACTTCATTAGTAGGGTTAGTGGTGTGTATTCACCATATTCGTGGATACCTGGTGATTACTTTAGTTCTGAACCGAAACAAATGTATTTAAATCAAATAGCCAATAAAATAACAGGTTTATTTGATAAGAGAGGTGTTTTAAAGTTACCCACCGAAAAGACGGGAATGCAAATATTCTTGGATAATACAGGTGGTGGACAACGTTCAAGACTTTTTCACGGACTTAGATTAAACCGTTATATACCTGATTATAATAAAAACTTCTTAACCGATTTATTTACAAAGGTACCTAAACAAAATTATTACGTAGGTAGTTCACAACAAGAAATGAGAGATGTTGTCGCACCTGCAGAGTCATTACCGTTAGATAGAGATGGTAATAAAACTCAAACACCCGTATATGGTTATGACGAGGTAGCTAAAATTTACGAAAACGAAGAAAAAGATAATCAATATAAATTTGGTTTAAATCAAACCTCAACATACGATGATGGGGGATTACAAGGAGGATTTACTTGGGTTTCACCAAAATATAAAGATAGGGCAGGACAAAAAGTTGGTAAAGGTGCTGAGTTTTTTGGTACTATTGATACGGATTGGAATGAACAAGGGGTTCAAAATACTTTTACCGCCACACAATCAGTAGATGGTTCCGGAAACTACCAATACACTAAGGGTTCTATATTAGATAATACACAAAAATTAATTAAC